GCGCACGCGGGTTCGGGTTCCCGCCTTCGCGTTTTAAGCGAGATCGCAGCCGATCATATTGGCAAAACGTTTCCTGAAGTTTGGGAAGCTGTTCAACTGAAATAATAGAAACAGGGCTGTTTGCTTTGAACCTGTAGTCCTTCTGCGTTCGCTTTCAAGAACTCGAATTACGATAACACGAATGCGAACGCGGGTTCGGGTTCCCACAATTGTAAAACATTAATCAGAGCAAAGGCCCCGCCCCTTGGCGAAAAACAAATATTCAAAAGGTGTTAGTAGGAATACCGAACGCTCCGATAAGAAACAAAGGCATGAAGCGAAAAGGAAACTTATACAGTAGAATATACGATTTGGATAATCTTTATCTAGCTTACAGTAAGGCAAAGCAAGGTAAATCGAAAACAAGAGGTGTATTGCAGTTCGAGAAGGATCTGGATAGAAACATTCTTCAGATACAAAAAGTATTGATGAACGAAACTTATGTTACATCGGAATACAATGTATTCGTTATCCGCGATCCTAAAGAGCGTACCATCTATAGCTTACCGTTCAGTGACAGGGTTGTACAGCATGCGATAATGAACGTATTGGAAGATATATGGACCTCTGTGTTTATCTCGCATTCTTATTCAAGCATCAAGGGCAAAGGCATACACGGGGCATGGAAACATATCAGGCGCGATTTGAGAAACCGGAAAGAAACTACTTATTGTCTGAAAATGGATATCACAAAGTTCTATCCATCTGTAGACCATGATATATTGAAACAGATTGTCCGGAAGAAAATAAAGGACACTAAGCTTCTGGTATTGCTAGATGGTATAATAGATTCTGCTCCGGGCATACCTATCGGAAATTACCTCTCTCAGTTTCTGGCTAATCTGTATTTATCCTATTTCGATCATTGGCTGAAAGAAGTAAAGAAGGTAAAATATTACTACCGGTATGCTGATGATCTGGTTATCCTGTGCGATAGTAAAGAGGATCTGCACCGGTTACGGATAGATATCGGATCTTATTTATCCGGAAAGCTCAATCTGAAGATGAAACAAAACTATCAGGTATTTCCCATAGTCTCGCGCGGAATAGATTTTTTAGGCTATGTATTCTACCATACACATACAATGCTGCGAAAACGCATAAAGAAGAATTTTTGCAGGCGTGTAGCCCGGTTGAACAAAAGTATAATGACAGCAAAGGAATACAGGATAAAGATATGCTCATGGATAGGATGGTGTAAATATTCTAATTCAAGAAATTTAATTAAAACGATAATTAAGCATGAAGAAGTTCTCGGAGCTTGGAATTAAGATACAGAACAATAGTAAAATATTTGAAGTGCCTAAAATATCAATTACGGATATTATTAACTGTGAAATAATTGTGATTGCTTTTCAAAAGGGAGTAAAAACACAGCATGGTCCTGATAGGTATGTAATAAAGATACGGCATAACAATAACGATTATAAATTCTTTACCAATTCGGAAAACTTAAAACAGGTACTTGATAAAATACCTGAAAATGGCTTCCCTTTTACAGTTACTATTAAGCAGCAAAGTTTCGGAGTCGGTAGTGGCAAAACATTTTATTTCACCTAAAAATAAATAATCATGCACAATTGGTTTGAATGTAAGATAAGCTATGACAAGCAACTGGAGAATGGTCAACAAAAGAAAGTAACAGAGTCTTATTTGGTCGATGCGTTGTCTTTTACTGAGGCTGAGGCCCGTATAATAGAAAACATTAAGCCTTATATCTCCGGAGAATTCAGTGTCGCCGATATAAAGCGAGCGAAACTAAGCGAAATATTTTTCAATAAGAATGGGGATCGCTATTTCAGGGCAAAAGTATATTTCATCACGTTGGACGAAAAGAACGGACAGGAAAAGAAAACGCCTTCGAATATGCTTGTACAGGCATGCGATATAAAAGAAGCTCTGAAGGTCATCGAAAAAGGGATGGAAGGAACAATGGCTGATTATACAATCGGATCGTTAACCGAAACTGGCATAATGGATATATTTCCTTATGATGCCGATAAAGCGGAAAAGCCAAAGCAGGAGCCCGATCTTTTGGATGGGATATATGAAGATCCTCTATATGATCAGGCGAAAGATCTATTGGCACATCATACAACCGTTAGCCCATCATTACTACAGCGTACCTACTCAATAGGCTACAACCGTGCTAACAGGCTATTAGATGCGTTGGAGCAACAAGGTATTGTAGGACCGTTTAACGGAGCATCGCCCCGGCGTGTGCTGATAAATGAGGAACATGAGTAAGAAAGCCAAACAGACGGAATTTCCTCCTATTATTGCCCGGTGCGAATACTGTCGCAACAATGAAGGTGAAAATAAGCGATTCGGCCATATGTGGAAATGTAAGGCATTAGGCTATTGTGTGCCTTTGGGTTATGGAGTTATAGTACCGGGAGAAGAATCACTTCATTATTGTGAAGCTATCCGCAAGGCTAAAGGCTTCTTTGTGTTGGATGAGGAAAAGTATAAACAGTTTGAGAAAGATAAAAGGTAATGGAAGAAAAAGAGTATAACGCATTCCTTAAAGGAAAAATAAAGATCGCAGAGAATTATGGCTTTAAACTGGATTTAGACGAAATAAACCCTCGCATGAAGTTGCATAATAAGCTGATGGTAAAATGGCTTGTAGAAGGCGGCAAGAGGGCTTGCTTTGCCTCATTCGGGCTTCATAAGACTGTAACCCAATTGGAAGCTGTCCGCTGTATGCTTGAAAAGTCATCCACTAATAGGGGACTTATAAATCTTCCTTTGAATGTAAGGCAGGAATTTATAGAAGATGCAGTAAATATATTGGGATGGAGTGAAGCCCCTAGGTTTATACGTCGCAATAATGAGGTAAAAGGAGATGGTATCTATCTAACGAATTACGAAAGTGTACGTGACGGACGTCTTGATCCTCGATTATTTCAGGTGGCAAGTCTTGACGAAGCCTCTACACTGAGGGGTGGCGGCAGTTCTAAGACCTTTCGTGAATATATGCGTTTGTTTACGGGTGATGCCGGACCTATGCAAGTTAGACGCGGAAAAGAGAATGTAAAATATCGTTTTGTAGCTACGGCGACACCATCACCTAATGACTATATAGAACTGCTAACCTATGCTGATTTTCTGGGTATCATGGATATATCGCAGGCAAAGACACGGTTTTTTAAACGTGATTCTACAAAAGCCGATAACCTGATATTACTCGAACACATGGAGGAGGATTTCTGGATGTGGATTGCTTCATGGGCCGTATTTGTGAATATGCCTTCCGACATAACGGGCAACCCTGCGGACGATGAGGGGTATATCTTGCCTGAACTTGATCTTCGATGGCATGAAATACCTACCGATCATAGCAAAAGTGAGGTTGAGAAGAGTGGACAATTCCGGATGTTTAAGGATGTAGCATTGGGTTTGCAGCAATCGGCCAAAGAAAAGCGAGAAAGTCTTGACGCACGTATTGACAAAATGATAGAATTACGGAGTGAGAATCCGCATGCACATCGTATTATATGGCACGATCTTGAAGATGAGCGAAGATCAATAGAAAAGGCAATAACAGGTATAACCTCAATATATGGATCACAGGATTATGAAAAGAGAGAAGAGGCAATACATGATTTTTCATACGGTCATATTCCTGAACTGGCAGCGAAACCCGTAATAGCTGGTAGCGGCTGCAACTTTCAACGTTATTGTAGTTGGGCTATATATCTGGGCATAGGTTATAAGTTTAATGATTTCATACAATCTATACATCGTTTGCAGCGATTTCTTCAAAAGAATACAGTTAGAGTAGATCTCATTTACACTGAAGCTGAACGTAATGTTCGCAAATCGCTAGAGGACAAATGGAAAAAACATAATAAACTGATACGAAAAATGACTGAGATAATAAAGAAGTACGGATTATCCCATGCGGAAATGGCACAAGCCCTTACTCGAAAAATAGGAGTTGAGCGTATGGAAATAAAAGGAAAGACATACACAAGTGTTAACAATGACAATGTTCCTGAACTAGCAGATAAAAAACGCTATCAGGATAATACTATAGGGCTTATACATACATCTATTCCTTTCTCTACTCAGTATGAGTATTCTCCTAACTATGCCGATTACGGACATTCGGAAAGTAATGAAGAGTTCTTTAAACAAATGGATTTCTTAACCCCGAATCTTTATAGAGTATTAATGCCCGGTCGTTTGGCTGTTATTCATGTGAAAGATCGTATAGTGCCTATGGGATTATCGGGCATGGGATGTCAAGAAGTTTATCCTTTTCATTTGGATGCTATAAACCATTACAAAAAACATGGTTTTGCATACATGGGGATGAAAACAATCGTAACTGATGTCGTAAGGGAGAATAATCAAACCTATCGTTTAGGATGGACAGAGCAGTGTAAAGATGGTTCTAAAATGGGTGTAGGTATGCCTGAATATCTATTATACTTTCGCAAACCTCAGACCGATCGGACAAATGCTTATGCCGATATACCGGTAGTAAAAGGAAAACACTATGTGAGTTCAGACAATGATTATGTTGAGTGTCCAAATTGCAAAACTAAAATTCATAAAAAATATGAGAGCACAGAGGAAAAAGGAACTTTTTATTGCCATAAGTGTGAAAAGGAAATGATTCCATATAGTAGGGCCCGATGGCAGATGGATGCACACGGATATACACGCAGTTCTGGCAATAGATGTCTTACACCCGATGAGCTGGCGAAGTTGGATTGTGATGTCATATTTCAGGAATTTAAACGGTATTCTTTGAGCGAAGTATGGGATTTTGAGCATGTGGTTACTATCGCAGAAACATTGGAACTTCATGGTAAGCTTCCTTCCGGATTTATGTTATTACAGCCTCAGAGCTGGAGTGATGAGGTTTGGACAGATATAACACGTATGCTTACTCTTAATACCCTTCAATCAGGGAAAGGTAAAGAAATGCATCTTTGTCCTCTTCAATTCGACATAGTAGACCGCGTAATAGAGCAATGTAGTAATATCGGCGATACGATTCTTGATCCGTTTGGGGGTATTGGAACAGTGGCCTATAGATCAATATTAAAAAAGCGTAAAGCAATTATAATTGAATTGGCTCATAAATATTTCTTAGACGGTTCCGTTTATTGCCGGGCCGCAGAGGAAGAAGTATTAATGCCGTCTCTATTTGATATCGTGGAAACTGTATAATTATATCTCCTATGCAAAGAACTATAATCATACCGATCCGCGAATGGAACGAGGCAAAGAGCCGCCTTGCATCCATAGAGCTTAAATTGGATAAGATACTGGTCGAAAGACAGAAGGATCTGTTAACCCCTGTTGAGGTCTGCGAGATATTAAAAATAAATCGCAATACTTATCAGCGATATGTAAAAGAGGGGATAATAGAACAAAAGAAGATAGGTAGCGGGGCAAATAGTAAGGCTTATGTGAAACGGGGCTATCTGGAAAGACTTATAGATGAGGGTTGCATATGATAGACCTTATCACATTGGTAAAGCCGTCATTGAGCGATGAGGAGATATTCAATATTGTTTGGCGTAACGGTTTACAAACAAATTCGAAGGATGGAGTTGTTTTTTATGACAACATAGGTACTAAGAATTTAAAGCAGCAGAACGGTCTGTTTATCAGGATAGAAACAAATGGCCGCCTAAAGCTAGAGGGAAGTTTGCATAAGTACCGAAATGACATAACGAATAACGGCCGGAATAACTTCGATCTATTTACGATGTCCGAGGCAAAAGGGACTATAGAGAGGCTATTATTTGACAAAGGTATTGTTGCGGAAGGTACTAGGGTGTATAATTATGAAGTGGGAATAAACCTGAATGTATCGAAAGATTGTAGGGCCTATATGGATAAAATGAGAAGTATAGGTCCGGAGGGAAATTTAAAGCCATTCTTTGTAAATGCCCGCTATAAAGACAAGCGAACAATAACAACTCTTTTTCATAAAGATTTCCGAAAATACTTTAAAGTATATGATAAAGTATTTGAGATGAAGGATCGTAAAAGTAAGCTGATACCGGAAGGAAATATATTGCGGATAGAAACAGTATTCAGGCGACAAGATAAATGTTTTGTTAACGATTTCTTTTCGCCTGATAATCTCCGAAAGATGGTAAATACATTCTTCCGCGATTGGAGAACAATACAGTTTGAGAAAGACATCATTACTCCTAAAGGAACAGGGCGCGCCCGTCAACAGCTATGTATCGAGATAATGAACAAAGGCCCTGATATTGTATTGCGTCAAGCCAAAGAGAAGCATGATAGACGTGTGCTAACAGATTGGGAGTATCGAAACATCCGGGAGTTTGTAACAAACGAATGGAATGTCCTGAAAAAAGAAATTCGCTATATAAAGAGTGATGAGGAATTGGAGTTCAGGCAATTAATGGCAGATTGCCAGACAATTATAGAGAATGATGATTACAGCACAAAATAGTAAAAACAAGAAAGGTTAGTTATCAATGAATTACGATGCAAATAGAATACGAAAAGGCATAAATGAGTATAAAAGTATAACTCATACGGCGACTTATATACATGCCGTAATATTCCGGTTGCTTGTCGTATATTTCCCGAAAGGGTAAGCCGATAGGCTTCCAAAAGGGAAATCAAAAAAAAGAGAATATGAGAAAGAACGAAGGAATAAATGTATTGAGTCTCTTTGACGGTATGAGCTGCGGTCAGATCGCTTTACGCCAACTCGGAGTAAAGATTCTGAACTATTACGCATCCGAGATAGATAAGTTTGCTATACAACAGACACAACATAACTTTCCTGATACTATACAGATGGGGAATGTAGTTCTTTTGAGATATGCTATGACTTGGAAAGAAAATACGGTTAATAGATTCTACCAATCGAAATGGATTAGTGAAAGGACAAAAGAAAGATTTAGACAAATATATAAAATAGACTGGAGTAGTATAAATCTTGTATTAGCGGGATCACCTTGTCAGGGTTTTAGCTATGCAGGAAAACAGTTAGCCTTTAATGATCCCAGAAGCAAATTGTTTTTTGAGTTTATTAAAATATTAAATCATATAAAAAGGATAAATCCAAATGTGAAATTTTTGCTTGAAAATGTAGATATGAAACGATCTCATATGAGAGTTATATCTGACTATTGCGGAGTGTTCCCTGTCAACATTAACAGCAACCTTGTATCGGCTCAGAATCGTAACCGTTGGTACTGGACGAATATCAGAACCAAGCAAGTAGGAATATTTGGAGAAATACATTCTGATATATCACAGCCAAAGGATAGAGGTATTTTATTACGTGATATTTTGGAAAAGAATGTAGATGAGAAGTATTATATTTCTCAATCGGTTGTTGATCGGATAAATAGGAAACAATATTCGAAGCCTGCAATTGATCCGGATAAAACGGGAACATTAAACACTAAAAATAATTCAGGACAAATGTCTATTGATTCGGGGACTACATTTATTTCAGTAAACGGAAAAGCCCCAACACAACGGAGTCCAACAGGAAGATGTCTTGATAAAAAATATAATTTTCAGTTCATAAAGTTAGACAAACAGGGTAATCCAAAGAAAGACCAATCCAAAGCATCCTGTTTTACGGCAGGTGCGCATTCGGCAGGTAATCACTCCGATATGGATTTAATTTGTGTTGCGTGCCTAGCCCCGAAACGTACCGAATATGGTAAACAAATAAGAAAAGCCTATGAAGCTGGGGATATTAAGGAGCAAAGGAAGAACATCCAAAGCTTAGAACCCCGTGAATATGGTAAAACAAATACATTGACCAGTGTTCAAAAAGATAACCTGATTATACAACTCGGAAGAGGATTTAATAAAGGTGGCATGCATAAAGACAAAACACCTACTCTAACAAAAAACAGTTGGGAGCATAATAATCATGTAATCCAATTAAATACATCTACAGAAAGCGGGGGTAAACAGCCATATCAACAAAATAGAATCTATGCTGATTATGGAATAATGCCGGCTCTAACGGCTGAGCTTGGAGGTAGAAATAATATAAGTACGAAAGATCGAATACGCCGATTAACCCCAAAAGAAGTATCACGCCTTCAAACTATTCCTGATTGGTACGAATGGATAGTGTCAGACACTCAAATTTACAAGATGTGTGGTAACGGATGGACGGTTGATGTAATAGTTCATATACTCTCATTCATGTTTATAGAAGAATTTAAACAAGTAACAGAACAATAAAGGACAATGATTATAGCAGTAGATTTTGATGGAACGTTGCACGATGGTGTTTATCCGGATATAGGAAACCCTTTTCCCAATTCGATATATGTAATGCAGCAATTAAAAGATAAAGGACACTATCTTATAATATGGACATGCAGAAACGGAGATAGATTGACAGATGCGATAAATTGGCTTTTAGAGAATAATATCCCGTTTGACAGGGTAAACGATCACGAGCCTGAAAATAATGCTAAATATGGAGGCTCAACCCGCAAAGTTTATGCACATCTGTATATAGATGACAAGCAGGTAGGCGGCCTCCCATCGTGGCCCGTGATATATGAATATGTATGTAAAATAGAGAAAGAATATTATCAAACTAAAATTATAGGAGAATTAGAGCAATGATACGAACAGTAACAAAAGTAATGGGTGAACCTCATTTGTTTGGCAATAAGTGGCATGTGTTGGTAGAATCCCGTAATTGGGGAAGTGCCCCTAATCACATTCTGGCATTTGACAGTAAAGAAGCGGCCTCCGCAATTGAGATCGGATATAAATATTCAACAGATGATATATACAGAGGCCAGCAAACGCTAAAAGTACAAGCCTTATCCGTTCAACAGCCCTTTGCTCTATTGGAAGTATTAGGAATAAAATATATTGAAAATAGGGCTTGGAAAACTGATTACAGAGGCCGGATATATATTCATGCGTGCGCTTGGAAAAAAGGTCGTTCAGCCTATCAGCTGACAGAGGAACAAGAAACTATTATATCACAAAACCCGATAGTGACCTCATTATTGAGCGAGAAAGATTCAATGTACTCTGCTATTATCGGTCATGTTGATCTTGTAGACATTGTTGAGAATAATAAATCTACATGGGCCTTGAAAGATCATTATCATTGGGTGCTGGCTAATCCTGTACTATTTGAGAACCCTATCATTAATGTAAAAGGACAATTGGGTATTTGGAACTGTAGAGAGATTATGATAAACGGAAATTTTAAATAACACAGCCATGAACGATAAAGATATAGAAGAGAAAGCGAAACAGAGAGCTAATGATAATTGGCGTCTGCCAGATGAAGTTAAATTGACATTGGAAATTGAAACGCTAAAACGATATACCGCTGATGACTATACGACTGGCTACACTCAAGCCATCACAGACCAATCCGACACCCTCTCTCAGTACAAGGAGGTGCTGAGAGAGTTGGTAGAACTTGCCCCGGTTGTAATTGACCCATGTGTAGCAGAAACTTACTTCGAGGCATTGGAGTGTAGACGCAAGTATATTTTAGCTTCTGAAAAAGCCAAACAACTATTTAATAACGAATAATATGGAAATGCCAGTACCATGTGACAAATGTGGAGAATGGGTAGAATTAAATAGTACCCGACAATCCGAAACAGATAGAAACAAGCTCTATTGTGAATCATGCTATGAAGTTGATAACGAAGTAGACACTTTGCATCAAGAAATATTAGACTTAGAGTATGATTTAGATAATGATGCCGAACACATGAAAGGTCAACGCAGGGAATATAAGAAAGAGATCAAAGAAAAGCGTGCCCGAATTGCTGAACTTGGCTATGACTATGAAGATTTATAATTGTAATAACGAATGATATGAGAAAGATATATGATAGTTCAATGAAGATAAGTAAGCCTTGGTCTAATATATATGACCGAGAAACACGAGAAGGTAAATTATACTGTGCAGGGCTATACACTTGCAAATATGGATTTGTGAAATGTACATCGGAGTATGATAATAATAGATCATATTTAAGATTTGCTTATAACGGTGTCCTTTATATGAGGACTATCCAAAAGTCATATTCTCCTAGAGGGCTTGCTATCATGGCAGGAAAATTTGTAAACGAGATCATTAACCCCGAATTACTAACCTCAAAATAAAGAAAGATGAAAGAATACAATAAAACAAAGTATTTCTATATACGGAATAAAAGATTCCATTTTAGATATAGTGGGTGGGATAGATGCTTCAACATACTGCCTTACATTGTTGTCAGAGCTAATCCTACAAAGATAGATTGGAGTGACTTCTCTATTGAATGCGGATGGCTTCTGTGGGCTTTTGGAATAAGAATAGAACCAAACTATAAATACGATTAACAATGAATTTCAAATACAGTTGCATAGGCGACAACACGCCTGAAAATAGAGAATGGTTAGAGAAGTTAGGATATAAAGATGAATTGCAATTAAAGCATCCAACCCCTATCATAGTAATAACAAGTGACGAGCTTACACAATACGCTCAGTTTTACACTAGTTCTATTGAAAAAGTAAAAGAAGCATATCCTGATTTGATTGATTGTACTGGTAATGATGAATTATTCCGAGCCGTAACAGCTATGAGGGATGATAGCGATTATATGCAGTGGTTTACGGATGGGGTGAAATGGACTCTATGTTATGAAGAAAACATATCGAAGTGGAGAGATATATACAATTTTAGAGATAAGAGTTTGATACACAAAGCCACCCTCGAAGAATTAATCAATCACTTTAGCGGATTCCACCATAAGTCAGAGGTGTAGAATAAAATTGATATGGTAATAAAAACAACAGATAGTATAACAAAAAAAATACTTATTCTTTTCTTTCTATTCAGCCAAGTTATACCAGCGCACAGTAACGATAGTATCGCAACAAGGGGAGAAAAAAGAACTGAGTGAGCTATTACTGTTTCAACCATACCTCAAAAGTAATAAAATAATTAAATCACTTTAAATAGAAATGAAATACAATGATCTAATAGATAAACTTGGTAAAGTAGTTGAAGAATCAAAATTGCTATTGCGTATAGATTCTGATGTAATTGCCATTGAGGGTAAATTCTTTCACGAATCAACAATAAATAAGATTCAACGGCTTTTGCAGCTATATGGCGAATGCCAATGGTGGATATATCCGTCTCTTACAATACAGGATGGCGTGATGTACACTATAAAAATATATCAATATAAATAACTGCCAAAAAATAGTAATTATCGAAATGAAAAAATTAAATGAATGGTTTAATATAAAGACAGGTATTCGACATTGGTATAGAGTTAAGTTTACCTATAAAGATAAAAGAGGAGTAAGGTTATGGGATGTAACAATGAATCGTTCCTTATCTGGAAAGCGATATATAGCAGATCACAGAATGCTATCAAGGTCAGTCAATTTGTATCAGATAGCCAAACAAAACAATCTCCCTTTATGTAATGGCGCATTAGAATCTGATCCGCAATGCTATCTAGGGTATTTTAGAAAATAGTAAATAAGATAAATAGCAAATAATAAGGGAATAAAGAAAGTCGAATTGTATATCTGTACATGTGATAATTGCGAATGTGATTATGAAGAGTATGATCTTTACATGGTTTATCCGGATCAAGAAGAGGCAGACAATGCAGTAAGAAATAACGGCGAATGGATAAGAGAAGGAGATAAGTATTATTGTCCTGATTGTTTTCGATATGATGAAAACGATAATCTTATCATAGATAAGAGCCGAAAAAGGCAGGAAGAGTAGTATATCTAAGAATAAGTTCAATATATATGATTAATGAAGAAAAAATAGTATATTTGAGTGTATTTAAGGATGTTAGATGTCCTTTTTGCAGGAAAGTACTTGCTAAAATATCAGAGGATACGGTTGGAGAATTAAATTTTAAATGTTCCCGGTGTAAGCAAGACGTAATAATTAGAGCTTCTAAGAAAGCCAAATAAATAGAGTTCCAGTTATCGCAGATACAGAGAGCCATTGATAGCGTAAATACGTTATCGGTGGCTCTCTTTTTTATTTCGAAAGTATGTTAGAAAAATTAACTGTAAAGCAAGAAAAATTTTGTGATCTGTATGTAGAAATGGGTAATGCCAGTGAAGCATATAGGCAGGCATATTCATGTGATAGTATGAAGCCGGAAACAATTAATGAACGATCGAGCAGATTACTAAAGGAGTACAAGATTAGTACAAGGATAAAACAATTGCAGGATAATTTGCGGCGTAAATCAGATATAACCAAGGAAAGGATATTAGAAGAGCTATCAGCGATTTTAAATTCAAGAATAACCGACTATTTGTCTTTTAAAAATGGCAGGATAAAATTCAAGAACTTCTCCGACTTATCGGAAACGCAAGTAAAGGCTATAGAAAGTATTAAAAAAGGTAAATACGGTATTGAATTAAAACTTCATGGTAAAAGTTGGACAATAGAACGTATCTGTAAAATGCTAGGATATGATATGCCGGAAAAGAGGGAGATATCAGGTGAAATAAGTCAATTAACCATATTTGAATTACCCGATAATGGCAGAAATAAGAATAAATAAGATACGTCCGCAAGACGGGTATCAGATGATGGCATTATCCAGTCCAGCAGATATTGTTATAGGCGGTGGAGCTGCCGGAGTGGGTAAGACATTTACACTGCTATTGGAGCCGTTGAGGCATAAAGATGTAAAAGGCTTTGGAGCTGTCATATTTAGAAGGACAACCCCTCAGATAAGAAGTGAAGGTGGGTTGTGGGATGCCTCTAAAAAACTATATAGTTATGTATTTGATGCCCGTTCGAAAGAATCATCTTATGAATGGCATTTTGGAGATAGATCGAAACTTAAATTTTCGCATCTGGAGTATGAAAAAAATATATATGACTGGCAAGGATCCGAGATACCAATGATAGGCTTCGATGAGCTGACACACTTTAGTAAGAAGATGTTTTTTTATATGTTGTCACGTAACCGGTCCACGTGTGGAGTAATACCTTATGTGCGCGCTACATGCAACCCTGATCCTGATAGTTGGGTATATGAATTAATAAGCTGGTGGATAGATCCCAATACGGGATTGCCAATACCGGAAAGAAAAGGAATCGTAAGATATTTTGTGCGAGATGGAGAAAGTTATATTTGGGGTGATACAAAAGATGAGGTTATAGAGAAGGCTCGATACTATTTAGAGCCGATGGTTGAAAGTTCTAAAGGACTAGCTACATATGACAACTTTATAAAATCTATAACATTTATAGGAGGATCTATATATGACAATGTGGAATTGTTGAGTATCAACCCTGAATATTTAGGTAATCTGGCTTCTTTGTCGGAAGAAGAAAAAGCCCGGCTATTATTAGGCAGTTGGAAACCTATAATAAGCGATAACGATGTCTATGACTATTATGCGTTTCGTGATATATTCTCTAATTCATTCGTCAGTAGGGGAGAACGGCGCATAGTTGTAGACGTTGCCGGAGAAGGTAATGATAAACTCGCAGCCGGATTTTTTGAAGGTCATAGGTTGGAGGATATAGAGATATACGATAAGACGACCGGCAAGGATGTAATAGATCTTCTTCTCAGATTCAAGGTAAAACATAAAGTAAGAAACTCGAATATACTGTATGATGCCGATGGAGTAGGTTTCTTCATCGGAGGAGAAAAAAATGGATTTATACAAGGATCAATACCTTTTCACAATGGAGGTAAGGCTATAGATACGGGTGATAATAGAACGTTTGCCAATCTGAAGACTCAATGTTATATCTATTCGGGAGAAAGAGCCGCCCGGGGTGAATCATATATATCTGAACATGTAGCGAATAAAATGTACGATGAAAAGAATACTATTCGTCAGCAGTTTATGCTCGAACGTAAAGCGATAAAAAAACAGACAAAGAAGGATGAGGAGGCAACCCGGCTGATACCTAAAGATGAAATGAAACAGAAATATCTGAATGGAGAGAGCCCCAATCTATTGGATATGTATATGATGAATGAATGGTTTGAGCTGAATAATAGTCTGATAAAGAAACCTTCAACATATAAAGAAGATGAATGAAGAAAAGAAAAATACAAAACATAAAATGATATTCGCAAAAGCCACCGCGTATGGCTATTGTGCAATAACAGTTTATGAGAATAAAGAAAAATTGATGGTGTGTGATATCGTAGAATCCGGTGATATAGATCAATTTATAGAAGATTTATCGTTTTTGGCCAGAAAGCATATCCCGGAGTTAGTTCAATATGAATGTACGGTGTATATGCATGAGTGTACCACTTTACGTAATATACTGCAACACGACAATATAAAGGTTAGAGGATATAAATCGGAAGGAACATATATTAACCGCATAGTATCACAAGCTCACTGGATAGAAAGCAATGTACTGGTAAATGAAATATTCCCATCTTTTATTGATAAGATGACGTCTTTCAATATATCCGATCCGGACAAGACAAATATAGCCTTAGATGTATTGTCGGATGCAACACAATATTTAAGAAGATTTTATTTCAAATAAAAAAGTATGGACATGAATGATATTATAATGAAAGTTAGTGAACTGACAGGTATATCACAAGTAGATATACTATCGAGAAAAAGAACACAGGATATATGCGAGGCCCGTAGGATATTTATATACATAATGATGATAAGGTTAAGTGAATCAAGAGCTGCTGTAGCCAAATATCTAAGAATGACAGATCAAAATGTATCGTATAACCTGATTGTATTTAATAATCAACTGAATTTATATAAAGGACTGAAAAACAAGATTGCAAGAATAGAAAATGATATTATTCCCATAACATAATACAAAAGTTATTTGCGAGTTATTTGCGGCTATTCCATGATAGGGATAGAATTAGGACTTTTGTTATTATTCGATTTTTATGGGCATATTAGAAAAGATATTATCAAGAAAAGGATATTTCAAAGGCCTTCCAATGAGTTGGATGACTTGGAAAGGAGATTGCAATTCGCCGGGATTTACTATCAAACTGGATAGCATGTCTGGATTGCGTGAAGCCTATTGCAAATGTTCGCCGGTATCTACTATTATAAATCGTACAGCATCATCTTTGTCAAATGGTAAATGGTGGATTGTAGACGAAAAAAATAACGATTCTAGTAAGCGATATAAGAATATATCCGATCTTATAAAGAAGCCAAATCCGCTACAGACACGTACCGAATTTATAATACAAACAGATACATATCGAAGTCTTTATGGTATTACTCATGTATATGCAGTAGTTCCTGAAGGTTTCTCATCTGTATCAGATGCAACAGCACTATGGCCCATAAATCCGGAACGTATAGAACCAATATTTAAAAAGGATATTATCTACTTTGCCCAAAGTATAGAGGATATTATAGAAAAATATGTGATTACTATAAATGGATCTACTATTGATGTTAATCCACGGCATATACTTACTATTCGGGATTCGTTCGGTGACATATCATATCTTAATAGAAATAAAAATACATCTCGCATAGGAGGGCTTCATTACGAGATACGTAATATTATTCAAGCTCAGGAAGCTATCTATTCCCTGAATAAAGATAGAGGCGCACAAGGCATTATCACCAATAAAACTAAAGATGCTTCCGGAAATGTACCATTTTCCCCTATAGAAAAAGAAAAAATACAATCCGATTATCAAAGAAAGTATGGACTAAACGAGTACCAGTCAAAAGTTATAATAACGGACTCAGATTTGGGTTGGTTACCACTATCCTTCAATGTAAGGGATTTGATGCTTTACGAAGGTATTAAGCAAAACATAGAGAGTGTGTCTGATGCACTTAATTATCCATTCGAACTTTTGGCTAACCAGAAGGGAACAACATTTGCCAACAGATCAGAAGCCATCAAATATCTGTATCAGGATAATGTGATACCTACCTCACGGATTTACGAAGAAAAATTTACAGAGTTCTTGGATCTTGAAAATGCAGTCATAAGCATTGATTTCTCAGATGTAGAATATCTGAAAGAAGCTGAAAAAGAGAAAGCTGAAGCACTTCTGAAAATGAATCAGGCTCTGCAAATACCTTATAAACTAAAAGTGATAACGAAAGAAGAATATAGGGTATTGTTAGACATGGATGAGAAGCCGAAAGGTACAACATACTATACCGAAGAAAATGGAAACAAAGTTACCGGTCAAAGTTGATAAGAAGATACTCGACCAAAAGAAGCAGGAAAAGGAGAAGCTATTAACAGATAAGAAAATAGTGAAGAAATGATAGACAAAAGTAAGTTTCAAAATAAATCAGAATTATTCAAATTTCTCAAAGATAATGAGAAACAGCTTGTTTCGCAGAAGAAGTTTGAAATGAAGAAGGCCGATGCAGTTTCCTACATTGTTCATTCTGTCAATGAGAAAGATGAGGCCGAAAAGGCCGCTGATAATGTGCAATACCTGCTTTCGAAAGATAAGATAAAGGTAAGAGTGATTATCAATACAACAAAGCTGTTAGACAGTCACGATGATGTACATATTGATGGCCTCTGGAAGAAATCCATTAAAGAATTAAAGCTGGTTTATCATCTTCAGGAACATTTAATGAAGTTCGATCATGTCATATCCGATGAGGTTACAGCATCTGTAAAGAAAATGACATGGAAAGAGATCGGGATAGATTTTGATGGACAAACAGAGGCTTTAATATTTGACAGTGAGATTGAAAAAGCGCGCAATCCTTTTATGTTCGAACAATATGCAAGAGGATATGTCAAGAATCATTCAGTAGGTATGAGATATGTTCAGCTATTCTTGTGCATAAATAGCAATGAAGCCTATTACTCATCCGAAAAGGCTAACTGGGACAAATATATTAACGAAGTGGTAAATAAAGATGCCGCCGAAGATAATGGATATTTCTGGGCTGTAACAGAAGCTAAATTAGTAGAAGGATCAGCTGTTCTTATGGGTTCCAATTGGGCTACACCTACACAATCAGTAAAAGAATCTGAGCCGCCGAGAGGCACTCAATATGAAGGGCCGGCACAGCCACCCGCACTAAAAAGTATGTTCAGTAAATTTAATCAATTAACAAAAAATTAAGATGAAAGAGATTTTTAAGAAAGCAAAACAAAACAGTCTGTACGGGCGCAGATGCAGTCGGCTGTTGAAAATGAAAGGCTTTGCAATCATAATGTTGCTATTTGTGGGCATATTGTATGCAGGGTCAGCCTTTAGTTCAGACAATACAATATCTAAGGTAGGCGGCACCGTGATGGGCGTGGCAATGGCTGCTCCTTTGGCGTTTGTGGTACCAAAAGAATTGGGATTGAGTGAGAATGAAGAGAAAGGTTTGGAGTCGCTGGCCAAACATTTGGGAGATCAATTAGACCAGCATCAGAAAGGATTATTAGATGGCCCTGAATTAAATGAGAAAGTAAAGAAGGCCTTCGAGCATTTTGTTGAAGATTATGGTATCAATAAAGATACACTCGGTAAATTAGAAAAAGCGTTGAAAGATCAGGGCTTGGAAATAAAAAAGATTAAAGACAAAGGAAGCCCTAGCGGAGAAACATTTAAAAAACAATTAACCGATTTTTTAGGCTCAGATTCTTTCAAATCTCAGATGAAAGCCGGTAAAGCAGAGGGTATGGAAATAAAAGCAGCCGCCGTAATAACTACTGCAAATGCGACTAATGCACCTCATGCCTTAAGTTATGAAGTTGTTCCGGGAATACAAGAATCTCCATTCGAACAACCGGTTATCCTAACAACCCTATTAAAGGGAATGACTTCATCCAGAACTATAATTTGGATTAATCGTATAAATAAAGAGGGAGGTGCAGCATTCATAGCAGAAGGTACACTAAAACCCCTTATGGATTGGGAATACGATGAAGAATCCTCAACAGCGAAGAAGATAGCTGTATCAACAAAGGTATCAACAGAAATGTTGCAGGATTTCGAATATATGGAATCCGAAATAAGACTGCTTTTGAATAGGGATCTTTATCAAGTGTTAGATAATAAGCTTTTGAACGGTACTGGAGGAACAACGGATCCGGCTGGTATTATAACAAACGCAGGGGGGTATATAGGAACGGGATTAGATGGAAAAATATTTATGGCTAACAATGCCGATGCTATCCGTGCGGCTATGCTTCAAATGAGACTACTCAATTACAAGCCAAACGTTGTGTTTCTAAATCCTACTGATTCCGCTGTAATGGATTTGACAAAATCAACTACCGGAAACTATATCAAGATAGAATTGGAAGGGATATTAAGAAGCCTTAGAATAATTGAAACGACTGAGATTCCCGCAGGTAATTTCTTGCTGATGGATACTGCAAAATGGATGGTTCGTGTTTATGAAGACTTCCGTCTCGAATTTGGCTGGGAGAATGACGATTTTCGCAAGAACCTTGTAACGGTAATTGCTGAAATGAGATTGCACTCCTATCAAAACTCTATAGATGCAGGATCCGTAATATATGAATCATTTGCAACAGTGAAAACTGCAATTGATGCTCCATCGGATGCAGCGTAACAATTTATAAACATATAATTAGAATATTATGTCAAAAGATACAGATAAAAAAGGGGAAGTGATCAAGCTGAACGAAAAGGTAACAGTTTATGCTACAGATAAAAGCAGACACTACAAAAAAGGGGAAGAAATAAAAGTTCATCAGGTATTAGCAGATAAACTGATAGCGGCTGGTAAAGCTACAAAAGAATCTCCTAAAAAATAGTAAAATGATCCTTATAGATAATACATATTTCATCGGGGAATTATCTCTACCTAACATACCGGTATCACCATCGGGAACGGCTAGTAGTGGCGTTGAGTTAGCATTGCAGACTGTAGGTGAAAATAATATTGACATATTTATAGATAAGTATGTTATAGACTATCTAACCCGCCTGTTTGGACGTGAACTTACCATAATCTTTTTGAAAGAAATATCTGAATCTTCACCCGATGAAATATGGACAAATCTAAGGGATCAGTTACTTATTGTAACAGTACCATATAAAGCATCCCCATTGGCCAACTATGTTTATTATTGGCTAATAAGGGATGCCCGTACAAAAACAACTCAAGCCGGAGAAGCAGATCCTACATTTGATAATGCCATAAATGCAAATAATAACTATAAGATGGTTAAGGCATGGAATGATATGGTAGATATGACATTCGATATTGATAAATGGTTCTGTAATCATATTGAGGATTATAAAGAATATGCAGGATGTTATACAGGGCGCAATGTGTGCAGCATAACCCGTAATATAAATACGTTCGGACTATGAAAGCAACGGCAAATGAAATAATGGGAAGTCTTATTTACAGGACATCACAAGCCCTTAATAAGAACCAACAATTCATTGATGGAATAAAGGAGTATTATTACTGGCTTTCGTTGATAAATGAAAATAAGCTCCATTTATGGCATTTTCCGGGAACTATGCAAGAAATATCACAAGTGTTTAAGGCCCTTGGAAAAGACTCTATAAATGGTAGTAAGTTGAAATTTCCTGCAATATTGAGCTATCAGGGTATCTATCAGGAACATAATTTTAATCCGGGTATAACTCTTATTCGATACAACCTTGCAATAGTAGCTCCTGTGTTGTCAGAATGGACTACCCAGAAACGCGAATCACAGGTTTATAAGTTGGTTTTGCGACCTATAGAAGAAGAGCTGATACGGCAAATAGAATTAAGTTCTTTCTTTCAGAAGCCAACAGGGAGATATCCTTATTCGAGTGCATATATACCAACAACGGGTAACACTTTAAACTCGATTATAAGAATTCAGTATGGTGATTTTATAGATGCTATAGAGTTGCCAAATTTTACACTAAAGGCCTTGAATAACATTTGTACGGCTAAAAGTAATGTAATAACAGAAGAAAGCGAAAAAGTAACAGATGAAATTAAAAACTTAATAAAATGAGTGGATTTATAGCAAGCCTATGTAAAGGCAACAAGAAAGCACATACAAGAGTGGGTGAATGTTCCATGTTTGAGGGTACACCCCATGGATTTATTATCCATGACAAAGGGAAATACTATCCTTTGGATGAAACACTATTCAATGCAGCTATTCAGGCAGGCATTATTGCTTTAGGAGCGGATCGCATTACTCCATTGCTCGGAGGTATCACAGACTACCAGCCGACCGGAGGAGATGTAAGAACATCACAAGAAGGATTCGGCCCTGAAACACCTATCGGTATCAATGCTAAGCGAGTGGATTACATAATCAACGAGGGAGGGCTTTGTTTATTCAAGGAATTGGGAAAGCTTAACGGAAAGCAAATACGGCTATTTCCCGTAGACAAAAACAAGATTGCATACGGTACAATAGCAACAATAGAAGGTAAAGATCATTTCAGAGGCTTTCTTGCTAAATTATGGAGAACAAAGCGTGATAATACAGGTTCTCAGACCGGGGCAATCATTTTGTCTGTGTTTTATGATGCTGACTATGAAAATGAAGAAAATGCGATGGCTTCTATTGCTCTAACTGGAGATGTGGAAGGACTTACAGGAGTCGTATTGCAAAGAAGCGGAGCAGGTAAGGCGAAGTTTGTTATTGCATGTTCCGGCGAAGACCTTACAGAGACATACGGAGCAACATTGGCAACCGCGGCTTTATATAAAGATCCTACAGGTGCTAATCCTACAACTGTGACATATGCTGCCGGAGAATTGACATTTGATCCTGTAGGCAAATATATGATTGGAGATGCGTCTGTTCTTGATGCAGCCGATATAGAAGGGTATGAGGGAGAAGAAGAATATACTGACCTGACATGAAACAGCCAGTTTATACAATCGGGAATTTCTCCATCGGTTTTTCAATAGAAAGCATCCGGAAAAGATATACCCCGGACAAGAAAGAAGAATTCTTTGATGATGTTCAAAAAAAACACGAAAATGTAAGTAAAACGGAATTGAAGAAGGTTCTGAAAAGGATATGGGAAGAAGCATTTCCGCAAAAGGAAAATAACGAAAAGGGTGCGGAATAGCACCCTTTTATATTTATAGATATGGCGACAATAGCAGGATTTAAACGACAATTCGAACAACTTTATGGAAATGAAGGGGAAGGAATAATGGTCATTGTATCAGAAGAGGTGAATAAAACATCAGATGTTATACTCGATCTGAACCGTGATCAGCTGCTATATGGACGCGATACAGCCGGAAACGAATTAACCCCCGGTTATTTATCAGATCCTTACTTTAAGACTTTTGAGCAGGCTAGAACATACTTTTATATGAAATTTAGCATGCTGCAAGATCACGAATCTATGAAAAGCTATACAAAAGTACAGCTTTTCCCGAAGAAGGATTATAACACCCCCAATCTGATAGTAAATGGTAATTTCTTTTATAACTATTTTTTCATAACCGTAAGCCTTGACAACTATACAATAGGATCGAGTGGTAAGGCTGCAAGTGACATCGAACAGAAATACGGCAAAGTTTACGGACTAGCCCCGCAATCTCGTCAATTCTATTATGACAACTGGATCAGGCCTATGATATGGCTAAATATTTTAAAACACTTATCGAAAAAATGAGCTGTAAAACATGTAAAAAAACAATATCTAATGAGGGATATCAAAAGATCAGGGAACTTGCGAAAACTATTTCCCAAAAAGATAATAAAACACAAATCATTATCGAAATCGAAGGAAAGCGATATATCGAATGTGAAGAATGCTGGATCAAATCCGGACGAATCGGGCAACCAATCGAATACTTTATTGTATGACGTATATACATGCCCGTTGTCTGTATATATTGACATTACCTGCAATGAAGATAAAATAAGAAGCCTGATCATAAAAGGAGATGCGACACTGGAAGAGTTGGAGAATGCCCGGTTTAAATTAATATCCGATTTTGCCGATATATCCAATAATGGAGAGCTGCAAGCCTATTCCGATGTGATAGGATCTTTGTATTATCAACGAAATATCATATTAGGATATGAACTGTCTCTTAATCTTATAATAGGCGGCAAATTTGATACAGCAATAGGCTATCTGAATAAGAACGGCATACAGTGCTATATCCCTCAAAACAAAGAAGAATTAAAGAAATTAGTAGATAAGATACTGCTAAAAAGAAAAAATAGATTAGCAAAGCTAAAAGAAGCTCAGGGGAGGTATAATGCTCTTTCTTCCGGTAAGGGAGAAAAGCCAACACGTAGATACTATAATAAACTTCTTGTGATGTTATCTACCTGTGAAGCAATAAAAATGCAACTGAAAGCCAAAGAGATGACAGTTGCTGAATTTGCTGAATATATAAATATGTTCAATGAGTACCAAAATCAATTAAAAGTGAGGAAAAATAAGCATGGCTAATACAGAAATGATTGATCAGCTGGTCAGTGATAGTGCGCTGAAAGGCTTAGATACATTAAATACAAAGTTGATTTCTTCTTATGATGAAATGGAGAAGCTCTTGGGACAAGTACAAGAATTATCGACAGGATTAAATAAAGCCGGAAATTCCTTTACCGATGTTTCGAAACTAATAGAGCGTCAAACAAAAGTAGAGCAGGAACTTAACAAGGTAACCGAATCTAATATTAAGATAAGAAAAGAAATAGATGCGGCCGCCAAAGAAAATGCTCAGACTACCAGTAATCAGGTAAAAGCAATGGAGGCTTTACGGAATGAGTATAACAATTCCGCAAAAGCGATAGAAAATCAGACTCGAGCTGCGAATGATAGTTCTGAGGTGTTTAAAGAAGCCCGAAAAAATATAGATGATCAGGCTAAAAACCTTGTGATCCTCAAAGGTGTGCTTAGTGGTACCCAGCAAGAGATGAGAAATCTTGATAAGGTGTATGCATCCGGAGGAATGACCATTGAGGACTATAAGAACAAGAAGGCTGAGCTAATAAAGCAGGAGCAACAGCAAAAACAAGAAATAAAACAAGAACAGAGCCTGCTAAAATACAATACACAGGTACTTAATACCAATATAGAAAGTTACAATAGGCTGTCGGCTCAGTATAACATAATGAAGGCTGAACTGAACGGATATTCAGAAGCGGAAATTCAAAGTTCAGAAGCTTTGAAACAGAAGCAAAAAGCAGCTCTAGATGTATATACCCAAATGAGTAAATTACAAGAGGCTACCGGAAAACATACTCTAAGTGTTGGTAATTATGCAAAGGGATGGAACGGGCTGAATGTTCAGGTAAACCAATTAGTAAGAGAGTTGCCTGCTTTAAGTATTGGTTTCAATACGTTCTTTCTTGCTATATCCAACAATTTCCCTATGCTATTGGACGAAATAAAGAAAACCCGCATGGAAGTAACGGAACTGAAAGCACAAGGAATGCAAACGGTACCCGTATGGAAGCAAGTTTTATCGGGATTTTTGTCATGGCAAACATTATTAGTGGTAGGTATTACCCTATTATCTAAATACGGAACCGAACTGTTTAAAATGGCCGCAGGATTATTCAAAACAAACAGTACTGTAAAAACATCCATAGAGTTGCAAAAGGATGTCAACAAAGCTATGCAAGAGGGAAGTTCGAGTACAGGAAATCAAATAGTAAAAATAAAGACACTTCAGGAAGAATGGAATAAGTTAGGTAATTCATTATCCGAAAAAACAAAATTTATAAAAGATAATAAAAGCTCGTTTGATGAGCTGGGAGTTTCAATAACGACAGTAAATGATGCTGAAAATTTACTTGTAACGAATACTGACAGGTTTATAGAATCTTTAAAGTTGAGGGCACAAGCGTCCGCTGCTGCTGAGTTAGCCAGTAAAAAATACAAAGAACAAATAGAAAAAGAAGAAGAAGCCCGTATAAAAAGGGAAGAAGCAGAAGAAGGTCGCCGAAACAGGACTATAAACTCTACAGACGTTATGAGAGATACCCGTTTTGACAGATCGGGTGTGACAGAAATGGCAGATCAGAGGGCTAATGCCATAGATAAAGAAGCAGAAGCGTTAGATAAAGAAGCAGAAGCGTCACGTAAAGCCGGAGATGCATATTTTGATCTAAAGACATCCAGAGAGTCAGAGGCCGATGCAGCCTTAAAATCAGCTGGCATTAAGATTAAAGCTCTGACAAAAGAGAAAGATGCACAGGAGTCTCTTCTTGAAAAACAAAAGAAATTTCTTGAAGAAGAAGCTAAATTGAGAGAGGATAACAAAGCCAAATCTATACAAATAGAGGCTGAAAAGCATAAAGATATAGCTTCGAGTGAAACAGAAGCTATGGAAAGTCGCCTTGCAGCAGTGAATGTCTATTCTCAGCGACTACAGGAGTCTATAGAGATAACGCGTAAAAATCAGATAGCTACTGTAAATAAACAAATGAAGGAACTAGGCTTGTCGGAAGATCAGGGTAGAGAGCATATATATCAGATAAACCAGAAGGCAGATGAGGAGATTTTGAAATTGGATCGTGAAACCAACAAATTAAGACTTGATATAGCAAAGGACTTTGAAAAAGACTTCATTAAGAATGCAGAAAGCGCTATGAGCAAAAGGAGTGCCGCCATAAATGAATCGTTACAAAAAGACTTGGTATTGGCTGCAAAAGTTTACGAGCAAACGATGAAAGCTGCAAACAGCGAAACAGAACGTAATAAGATAACAGAGGACTACCAAAAAGAACGCTTGCAGATTATTCGTCAATATAACAATCAGGCATACGAAGAAGAAATAAGCTATCTGGAAAAAGTTGTGGAATTGACTGATATAGGTGAAGATGAAAAGCAAAACATTAGAGATAAAATAAATGAATTGCGAAAAAAACATGCCAAGGAAGTAGCCGACTATGAAATTGACCAATTCGAGTCCAGTGCAGAAGGAGCAACATCTGCTCTGGAACAACTGTCTAAAAAAATACAACGTATATTAGACGATCAGCGCACTAAGTCCATATTGGAAACGTGGGGGATGGTATTCGATTCCATGACTATGTATTATGATGAGCAAATAAAGTCGATAGATGCATTGGAAAAGAGAGAGCAGGAATATTATGAGGACAAATTGAAAATGATAGATGAAAATGTAGAAGCTGGGTTGATGTCTGAAGAAGAAGCTGATGCCCGTAAGCGCATACTCGAAGAAACCCAACTGGAAAGAGAAAAACAATTTGATGAGCAGCGTAAAGAAATGCAGCGTAAGCAAGCTATATGGAACAAAGCCAACTCTATAGTACAAACAACAATCGCCGGAGCTCAGGCCTTTGCCGTAGCATTAACCGCAGGGCCTATATTGGGGCCTATACTGGCAGGTATTGTAGCCGGAATGGTAGCGGCTCAGATAGCTATGATTGCAGCACAACAAATACCGGCTTACGCTAAAGGTACGGATAGTCATCCCGGAGGGCTTGCCCGTGTCGGAGACGGAGGTAGACCGGAGATGGTAATATTCCCATCCGGAGAGATCTGGAAAACACCCGCAACCGATACATACGCATATTTACCAAAGGGTACGGAGGTATTACCTGACTACCAGAAAGCCATGTCGGAAATGATGGTTCACCCTTCTTTATCGTATTACGATGATGATAGCGGCAAAATGATATTGCTTCATGATGATGTGTTGAGGCACAATACCAGAGAAGCCAATAATCAGCTTAATTCTATTAACAGGGGTATAAATGCCATACGATTGAATAATATATATTCCGGCAATAAGTACGGATCAAATAATAGATTAACAAACAATATATTTAATTAAATTATGTCACAATACAGTATTACGCCACCAAGAGCTAAGTTTGAACTCCATGCCTATGGAGAAGTATATGATTTTTCATTGAAAAGTATAGAAAACTGGAAACAACTAGAGTTTACACTGAAAAGAGACAGAACATCGGGAATATTCCACCAGATAAGCTTTCCTTTCGAGTTTGCCCTTGAAGCTTATGATGTGGTAAAGAACATATATGAAACCTACAGGCACCGTTCGCAGGGAGATATGTATATTTATTTACTGAAAAATGATTGGCCGTGGGTAGAAGAACAATACCATGAGCCGCAAATATTCAATCTCGATTTCATATCATATAGCAAAACAGACAACATAATAAAGGTAGATACTAAAAGAGTAAGCTTATATGACTACCTGAAAGTAAAAAACAAGATGGTGTATGATATTCCCGTATCGGAGCTAAAAGCCGAAAAGACATGGAATTTTGAGCGCATAATGATGGCGAATACAATTTCGTTAAGGGCTGCAAATTCGTCTGGGTTTAATTTCAAAAGTTCAGGAATATATAATAAGACTGTTGGTATAAGCTATGAATCTACAGAAGTAGCAGTGAAGGATATTGTATATGAAAGAACAATAGCCTCATTGGCTGATTTTAATTCAGATTCTCATTTTCTGGAAGTAAACGATAAATTAGAAAATCCCGTAGAGATTACGTTTATAATCAATCTGACAGAGATCATGGCATATATCGATCCATCCCATCACGCCTCCATCAGAAGAGCCCGGCTTATATTGTCTACAAACTATGATACGTCTGATCCGTGGAGTATCTCTGCGCCCCATAAAGATATTACACCGGGATTAGATACTACATCATGGATAACTACAGAAAAATTTATGGCATATAGAGGTAACAGGTTTTATCTTATTCTGGCGTTGGATTTGAAGAATGATCAGGAACCGTTTCCTAAAATAGTCGCGATTAAGGCAAACGGAACCATAAGAGTAGAATATAATGCAAAATATAAGCCTGTAAGTGTGGATATGATAGATCCTAAAGTACTATTGCAATCGATGGTAGACAGAATGACAAACAGTACGGGAATTTATACATCCGACATAGAAGATTTCAATACAGATAGTAACAATCTGATAATGTTATCGGCGGCAGAAAGCATAAGGGGAATACCTGTGACGGCTGATAATGAGGCTAAAGTGCATACATCGTACCGTGATTTTGTGACATGGATGAATGCATATGGCTATGAGCAGCATGTAGACGGTACACACCTGAATATACGAAAAAGGCATAAGGGATTTAGGGCTGATCTGACAGCTATGGAACTTGGAGAAAGAGAGTGCGCCGATCTTAGAGAGTATGTAGATGAAGAGCGTCTGTATCCGGGGTTAAAGATAGGGTATAATCGAAAAGAGATAGATAATGTAAACGGCCGTTTCGAGTTTAATGGCATACATGATTATGTAACCGACCTGAACATCATAGATAAGGTATTAGAGCTTATTTCCCCATACAGAGCAGACTGTTACGGAATAGAATTTCTGACACAGGAAAGGGGAAAAGATTCTACCGATAACAAATCGGATAAAGATTTGTTTCTTGTGAATGTAAAAGAAGCCGCATCGACATACGAAACAGTAACGAGCGTTTTTTCGGGTAATTATCCCGGAAGCAGTACCATATTTAACGGTAACCTAAACCCGTACAACCTGATGAAGATAAATGAGGATCTGCTAGGGGTAAGTGCAGCCCGAATGGAATTTACGGCCAGTGATTCAAATGCTCAGATAATAATAGACGGCCAACGAATAGACCAAAACTATGACATACCCGAAGGATCAGGATTATTCGATCCTACTATATATGACATTGCAAGCCGTAATATACAGCATTTGCCATCGGGCGAAAACGTGAATGGAATAGTGCGATTCAGATACAAAGGGCAAGTTTATGAGGGATTTATAGAAGAAATATCTAAAAACCCTGCATGGGAAATGGAAACAACATGGAGGTTGTATAAAAAGAAATAGCTATTTATCTGCCTTCCTGTAAGCAATTATAGGAAGGCAATCTATTTCACCTTTATCATAGAGGTATTTCCAATCTTTATTGCTTTGTTCAACGCGCCCTTTTACATCTATTTCTGTTGTTTTAGGACTTATCGTTGGATAACCTGCCAATATTTCTGAATATATGCTAGGGGAACAGTGCAATTCGCTTCTGTTTGAAATATACACTTCCCAATAATATTTATTATCGTCATCGTCAGATGAGCAAGCAATGAAAAGAGGAAATATGAATAGTAGTAAGAGTATTTTTTTCATAAGTTTATATATATATATTTATTTATGTTGCCAGCACCGGCCGCCACCTTTTACTTTTCTTTTACAATAACCTCCATCCTTAGTGCGAGCTCCACACGTATATGATGTTTGGCTTCCTCCGCTACCTCCTGAATTATTTGAGCCTAAGTTGTCAGCTAGTCCGGAAATACTAATTGTTTTCGTATTATTACCAGAAAAATACAAACCGTTTCTAGAATCCTTTTTTATTATTCCATTCACTACATATTCATAGGTGATAGCAATATTATTTCCTTTGGTTGTTATTGTTTGAGACTTCGAATTATAATTAATTTGCTCAATTGTAAATTTTTCTATCAACTCGCCAGATGAAAAATCTTTACATTGTATGATTACATTCGTTATACCATCTTCTATATAATCATTATAAACATTGAATTGGTGTGATATTAATGTATTGGATTCATCATTTGAACTGGAACACGAAAATAAGAAAGAACCCAGAAAGATGATTAAGAGTATTTTTTTCATAGTACCTGATATTTTTTTATAAAAGTAATTACTTTTCGCTATATATAAAAAGTTATTTGCGAGTTATTTGCGAGGCTGTTTACTGATATGTCATCCTTTTACCTTTGTGTAAATGGCATTGGCATATGATTATAAATTCAAAATTCAGTAGTTTATATCTTGGCAGGAAGGAGAACTGGAAAGCGTCATTCGATCAGGATGTATGCTATATGCAGCGTTATGCAATAAGAGAAGAAATAAGGATTCAGTTTATAGGAGATTCGGGGGGATTTGTCTCTAAATATATAAGTAAGTCAGGTGATGAAGTTATAGTTCCGGTAACAGCTTTGTATCTGGAACCTGATATATATGGAAGAGTTCTCTATGAAATAGTTTTCTCAGTAGAGACAGCCGGATTATATAGTTTTATGCTTACTAATGAAGTTGATGAGGTTTCTACGTTTTTTTATATTGCTCAACCGGAAGATCTCGCTGATACTATTCTTTTAAATTATACACATCGTAAGAATGAATACGATACTATCTTCATTGATGAGGATGGAGTTGATAAGAGGTTTAATTTTCGTGTAGAAGGCGGTTTTTATCCCGGAGACAGAGTACAGGCTGTAGAAAACGAGATATTTCGAGATCAACGATTCGAACCTTTCCAGACAGCCGCTGAATCATACGAAATATCAGCGTTAACCATAGGTACAAAAAGAGGTGTTCCGCAATGGGTAGGAAACAAGATAAATTCCATATTTAAATTATCTGACATCCTTATAGACGGTATAGAAACTACCCGCAATGAATCTGCAATTCCTGAACTTATAAAATTAGGTACTTATTATCCGCTGTATGTATTCAAAATGAATGTAGAGCAGCCGGATGAGGATCGTATATATAGCGGAACCTCCAACAGAATACATATAAATGCATTTAACAATAAATTCAACTAAAATGGCAGTAGGAAATACGATACAGGACCTTATAAACTGGGGAAACAAAATAAGAAACTCAACAGGCAGAGAATCAGTAACCCAGATAATGGAAGGAGAAGCCATTCTGACAGCGGCCAATGCGATAGCCGGACAATCTTCATTAGGTATAAGAAAATCATATGCAACCTATGCTCAAATGGTTGGCGATGTAGATTCTCCTATAGCTAATGATGGTACACCTATAAAGTTAGATCAGCTAGTTAGTGTCTCAAATGATCCTACTCCTTTATTGAACGGAATATACCGATATACAGTGGATCCAGAAGATATAAATATAAGGACGTGGGAGTTTGTATCAGGAATCGTTGTCCCTGCTGATATAATGCCATCAGGGGGATATGAAGGCACAGGGCAACAACTTGACAACGACAAGTCCGACAAAGGCGGCTCTACTCTATCCATGCAGCAGATGGATGAAAAGAAAGCTGACAATGTATATTTAAAAGTTCCATTTACGTTTCCGGTAGTTTCAAACAGGTATATAAATTCTGCTGGGGTCGAAACTGTTGCAGCGTCTGCAAGTTATGTTGTTTCTGATAAAAAATATGACTGCATACCCGGACAGGTATTTACAGCTCAAAACTATATGTCTGCTGTTGGTCTGGGTATTGTTGTATTCTATGCTAACGATAATGACAGCAGCTTTATTTCGGGAATATTTTCAACGAATGTCGCTGTACCTGAAAGAAGCATAATAGCTCCACAGGGGGCTACAAAAGTTAGATATGGGAAGGTTACAAGTGTAAATACTATATTTAGCAGAACAACTCATCTTACAGAAATAAAAGACGAAGTAAATAGCACAGAAAAATTAATTATTACAGGGTCTAATATAGCTCCTAAAGGGTATGAGCTGCTTCTCGGTTATTGTACAAATGACACTGGAGGTATAGGGGGATATAGTGGTTCTAGATGCTATGACAGATTTATACCGATAAAGCCAAATGCAATATTCAATTATAACGGTAGTCTTAACGGATGGGCTGCTATACAGTTTTTTGATAGATTTTCTAATCTTATCTCTGTATTATCTGCTAACAAAACGCCCGATCTTATAGGAGATGGAAAGAACTTTGATTTTACGACACCTTCGAATACAGCATATATCAGATACGGCTCTTTAAATAACATATGTAATGTTTTCTATAAAGGTGAACTTACCCTGTCTACATTATCATTGCTCTCTGATAAGATAAGAGATAACGCATATGATATAAAGACAATTAATAGTATCATATCTATAAACAGGCTGTTAATACCTAATATTATTTATGCAGTTGTGGGAGTTGAAAAATCAATATATCTGGAAAATATCACGATGAACAACCCTACACTTAAAATACATATCACATCCTCTTTCGGTACTGTGAGAAATAAACGTTTCTACTTTACTCCGACAGCAGGAGGTGATCAGACCGTTAATTTCAAACTTCTTTCGTTAACAGGTACGGTTATAGCCAATAAAGATGTTATAATAAGAACCGTTCAAAATACACTGAACATTACAAAAACTGTAATTTGTCTCGGTGATTCAATAACACAAGGGAATAATCTTGCTTATTATTGGCTCGATGCATTAAAAAACATATTGACACCCGGTAGTTTATTACCTCATTTTTCAGGAGTTCAGGGAGGTGTCAGCGATCCATACTCTCCAAATCTTAATGCCTATCACGAGGGGTATTGGGGTACAACATCAGGTCGTTTTGTGGCACTAAATACAGGAAACCCTTTTTATAACGAAACTACTAGCCAAATTGACATTGCGAATTATCTGACAAAGGCGAAATATGCCGATACAACAACAGGCGATGTTATAACGGGAATACCTCAAATCGATGTCGTTTCATTTCTGATAGGATTTAATGATGCTAGTTCAACAGCTATTCAGACAGCGATATCTACTGCAAATAACATAAAATCAGTTATAGATTTTATGAAAGCATATAATCCCGAATGTAAGTTTATCGTGAATTTTACGACAATGACAGGTTTAGATTCGCCTAAATCAACATTTAAGAATAATAATATTCTGTTAATCCGTCAAAATATCTTAGATATGTTCTCAGAAATGGAAAATGTATTTATCGGAGACATGGGTTTATGTATTGACAGATACAACGGATATAACGGGCAGATCGAAACGGTTTCGTCTTTTTATCCGGGGAAATCATTCGACATGCGTTATCCTGTTTATACAGATGATACGCATCCTGTGTTAGGAGGCAAAAAAGAAATGGTAACTAATTCAATAGGAGTCCTCTTAGCTGCGATAAAAGCATAAAATGATAAAAGAGATGAAAGTAATTATCAACAAATATATTCCTCCGAAGGGTTATTTAGCTATAACCCTCTTCGGGTTGGTATTCGCTAAGAGAGAACTCGGCAAAGAAGAAAGCAATCACGAAGCAATACACATCCGACAGGGAAATGAAATGCTTTGGATATTCTTCTATCTGTTCTATGTTATCGAATGGCTTATCAGGCTGATTCAATACAGGGATAAGGCAAAAGCCTATTACAATATCTCTTTTGAGCGTGAAGCATACAGTAACCAACATAACTTAAACTACCTGAATACCCGTAAATGGTATAGCTGGGTGAAATATATATATAACGATGGAACTATTACCAATAATTAGCCAAGTGATAGCGAATGTAATAGATAAGTTACAGAAGATAATATCAACCCTTTGGGGATGGGCGGGAAGTTTAATTGCCTTTATCCTTACATGGTTAGTAACATGGATTGGTGACACACGGGAGATGTGTGTGTATTTGGTTTTGGCTGCTATTATTCTTGACTTAATATGGGGTATTGCATCGAGCGCAAAACGTGGATCATTTGCAATGAGCATAGGATTTACCAAGACATGTATTAAACTGGCTGTATATATGTCTATCCTAACGATAGTTGTAATAGCGGAAAAAGCCCTTTCTGACAATTGGGATATAATGTTCAGACTTGCATCTTCAGTACTTATAGTAGCCGAAGCAGTCAGCATATTTGGTCATATACTAATAATTAAACCTGATACACCTGTAATAAAACTTTTATGGAAAGTCCTGAAAAGCGAAGTCGCAAAGAAATTAAATATAGAAGTAAAAGATATTGAAGAATATATAAACAATAACAGCAATGGCAACACAATTAACTAAGAACTTCACATTAGAAGAAATGTCTCATTCCAATACAGCGAAGGCAAGAAACATGAAGAATGAGCCTAACATCGAACAGACTGACAATCTGTTCAGGTTATGCAACCGACTTTTACAGCCGTTAAGAGAGGCATATGGAGAAGCGTTTATTATAAGTAGTGGATATAGAAGCCCGGAAGTAAATAAGGCTGTTGGAGGTGTACCTACATCACAGCACATGAAAGGTCAGGCTGCTGATGTATCGGTGAAAGATCCTCGCAAACTATTAGCAGCTCTTTTGAGAAGTGGATTGGACTTCGATCAGGCAATATTATATCAGGATGGAAGAAACAACTTCTTACACATGTCTTATAATTCGGGACATAACAGGAAGCAAGTATTATACAGTAAAGGAACAAAACCATAAAAAGCCCCGCATTTCTGCAAAGGCTCTTTTAATCTCAGTTATACTAAACTTATCAAAAATATAAAATAAAAATGAAACGATATATACCGAAGCTGTTAATATGGATTCGAAATAAGTTTTCTTATAAGTGTGAGTTATGCGGATGCAGATTAAGATTTTCTCATTTTCATGGAGATAACATCCCGGATGAGCATAGTATGAGAATGTATAAATGTAGGAAGTGCAATAAAGAATATATAGCGTTATGAAACAAGCGTCAGCCATAGTTATAGCAATGATTATCTGTTTAGTTGTCGGTTTCTTTATCGGCAGATCAACTATAGATACATCCACTAAAATAGAATACATAAAGGGCAATACTATAACAGGATCTGTTAGCCCGAATCAGTTTGATCCGGTAAAAGAAGAAAAACCAAACATACAGTATCGAGATACAGGAAGTGTAAAGTATGTAAATCTTCCGGCAGATACAGCAGCTATAATTGCAGATTGGGAGATGAAACGAACATACAACCTTGTAGCCTTTGATAACAAGACACAAGGTAAGCTTGAGTTATTTCCAACTATACAATTCAACAGGCTATCGGCTTTAGATTATAATTTCACTCCAGTTATAGAACGGCAAACGATATATAAGACTAAAGTATGGCAGCCTTTTGTTTCAGGCTCTTATTCTACCCTTAATTATGTTGGAGTCGGAGGTGGTATATTCTATCATAATCTGGGATTTGAGTATCAGTATCAAAAAAGCTTAGGCAATTTAGGCAATGGGCATTTGATAGGAATAAAATATAAGTTTTAGGTATATAGGTTAAGATTGTTTGGATCCGCTTGTCTGGGAAGATAGGCGGCTTTTTATTTAGTTAAAAAATAAATGACAATAGTTGTAAATAAAGCTAAAATTGAAACTATAACGGCAATAGATGAAACTAGCAGCGTCTTTTTTGAAACTAGCAGCGTCTCTTCTGAAATCTTCTTGTTTTCTTCATCCCGCTTCATTAAGCCTTCTGCACCACCTGTTATAAGATAATCTGATCCGGATTGAGTTATTTGGCAAAGAAATGACATATGGAAATAGTTACAATAGCTATTGTAATACATATTATAAAATTGTATTAGCCCTTTCCTATTGGCCAATACAAGTGTTTTTTCTGGTATCTTATACAGCCCGATAATGTCAGAGCCTTTCACTCCGCTACCATGGTCCTCTAAGAGTCTCAACAATTTTACTATTTCTTCCATTTGATATTCCTTTTGATAAATAATAGTGTTTATTCCGAATATTTACTTTAATGTATAGATAAACTATTTTACCAATTTTACAATATTTTTTTCATATCGTCAATTACTTTTTTTCCTAACAAACGGGCATAAAGTTGAGTTTGTTTGATATTGGCATGTCCTAAAGTCTTAGATACAGTTTCAAGAGGTACTCCTTTGTTAAGTAAATATGTTGCAAAAGTGTGCCTAGCAGTATGTGAGGTGACTTTCTTATTAATATTTACTTCCGGATGAGCAATCAATAACTTTAGATAATCATTGTACTTCTGATTACTTATTTTAGGTAAATTATAATTGTATCTTTCCGCTATAATTTTAGCATCGGGTAAAAAAAGTAATATGAATGACTCATCTGTCTTTGTCCTACTGCTTCTTATTATTTCTTGTTCGTCTATTATCTGAATGTCATTTTTTGAAAATGATTGCATATCGACATAAGCCATTCCGGTGAAGCATTGGAAAATGAATAAATCTCTTGTCCTTTCAAGTTTATCATTTAACCCTGATAGTTTTTTTATCTTGTAAACTTCATCTATTGTTAAAAATACCGGCTCTTTATTTTTCCCTTTTGGAGGTATAAATAAATCGTATGGAGATCTTGCTATTAGTTCTTTATTTATGGCTATTTTGATATACATATTCAATAGAGAATGGTTTTTATTTATAGAAATGTTGCCTATCCCTTTGTCTCGCATGTATTTGTCGAAAGATGTTATATTGACATATGTTAGGTCTGCAAACGTCTTGATCCTTTTAAATTCGTTCAATTTGTTTACAAGTGTAACATGGGCCTTTAATGTATTATACTCCATGTTACGAAGCCTCATTTCAGCCTCTATAAATGGGACTAGCAACTGTTTATTGTCTTTCGATTTCCAGCCTTTTATATCTTTTAAAGTTCTGCATTTATCGGAAATGGCATATTCATGGATTGTATTAAATAGGTCGGTAGCCTGTTTCGTAATTGCATCTGCGATATCGTGGTTTTTACAAGTAAATCCCATTTTGTCGGAAAATTGATTTTTATACAATCTTATTCCTGTGGATATAAGTACACAATCATTGGTTCCAAGCTCCCTCGCTTCTATGTGAAGTAGGCCTTGTTTAGTCTTTGAAGCTTCATTTCTTTTATCGAAGCGGAATCTGAGGCTGATATTATTCAT